CTCCCCAGCGGTAGGCCGCTTCGTTTGCCCAGTAAACGAGCGAGTCCACATCCTGATAGTAGAGGATGGAAAAGCCGTCTGCGTCTCCGAGAAAGAGCCTTGCTATCCAGATATCGATGTCCTTTGGTGTGATGGTCACCGTATAATCGTTTCCGCAGGTCAGGGCAAGCTCGTGGGAGTGGTAGAACTCATAATCCAGCGAAATGCTCTCGCTGCGTGTTGCGTCCTCCTCAATATCTGAGGTCAGCGTAAACACCTGAAATTCAGTGTCCCACGTAGCATTCGACCGGCTGATCCTGCCGTACTGTGTAACGGTTCCGTCCGGGAAGGTAACATCAAAACGCTCGTAGGGCTCGTAAGTCCATGCATCGCCAAGGCGTAAAAGCTCGCAGACCGTCCGGTTATCTGACCGGTATCCCGCATAGCCTCCGGAAAAGCCGCTGACCGTAGCCGTGAAGCGCAGCGTATAGGACGAGCCGGAATAGATGCGCACCTTGTTTCCACGGATACGCATCTCGACCGTGTACATGGATGGATTAGTACGAAGGTCGGCATTTGCTGTCCGCTCTATAGTCTGGCTGTAGCTGCCAAGGAGTGTGCTGCCGTTGTAGAGCTCCACGGCCTGCGTGTTGTAATTGAGGCAGCAAAACAGGTCGCCGCAGAATACTCCGGCCTTACCACTTCCTGTTGCAGGGAAAGCCAGCCTTGCCCGCAGGTGAATATCGGAAAAACCGTCGTATCGCCATGCGAGCTTCCCGGAGCCGTCAAGCTGTGAGTAAACGCGGCTTTCAGAATATTCATCCTCACGCCATACCGTCCATGATCCTGAAAGCGTCGTGTAATAGTTTGTTTGCAGCACGCCATAGTCACGGAAGTCCTCATACCAGATGAGGGCGGAGTCCGGTTTTCGCCTCAGCATTTCACAGGTGAGCTTGAAAGCTCTGTCCGGCTGACACTCGTTGCCGTCCACGTCAATAAAGTGGCGCGGAGAGAGTGTAAAGGTCGCGCTGCCCGCAGAAGGAGCCTCCGAAAAGCTGCTGCAAACACGGTAGCCGTAAAACTGTACGCCTTTTACATCTACGGATATCACGATAGTATGCGTTCCGACAGATAGCGAAATGTTGCTGGCGAGCGTCGTCCAGAAGGTGCTCCTCCAATATGGCCACCAGAGCCTGCTTTCCGTAAAGTGTGTCCTATTACCATCAATCGAAACATAGATGCCGTTTTTATCCCAGAAGGGATAGCAGAGCCGGATGGCGATGTCATAGGTTCCGGCGCTTGAAACGGAAAAGGTATAGGTGGCTGTGCCAGCGTCACCGAGAGTAGCCACACCGTTTTCAAAGGATACGATGCCGGAGTAGGAGCTTGTCGTTCCATCCGCGTCCACATAGATGGTGCCGAACTCTGTGTGCTGCTCCTTGCTGTAGGCTGTCAGGTAGTGCCGCCTGTTATAGGTTCCATTCATCAGCGGATATTCGTAGCTTGTGGCATCCCGGCCTTCCATGAAGTCGTAGACCTGCGGCAGTGCCCAAGGCACCATATCGTAATCATCCCAGTATGCGAGGATCGGGATGAAGGGCTGCGGTGGGGCATCATCCGTGAAGTTATACTGTCCTGTCATCCAGTTCTTTGCCGCGTAGTAGGTATTTGATGTGCCGCGATAGGTTTTACCGAGGTTTGCGGGGAGATCATAAATCTGCCAGTTCCAGCCGTAAGCAGGAAGGCCGAAGAATATCTTCTCCGGATTCATGACTGTGACCGCATAGTCGTAAATACCCTCAAGCCAGTCCCTTGGAGAGACAGCGCCGGGAGCAGAGCCCGCCCATGCCATACCATAGCTCATGATGGCCGCCGTATCGCAGTAAGCGTCAAGGTCGCCGTAAACGCACCAGTTCTCGCCGCCGACCGAGCCATTGATAGCGTTCATACCCGGCAGGCAGATGTTCATGAGCTTGCTGCTGTCATAGCCTTTTACCGTGTTATAGATATTCCGAAACATCGCCGTGGAGGCAGCGTGCGTGGAATATCCGTCGCCTTTTTCAAGGTCGATGTCAATGCCGTCGCACCACGGATATTTTTCCATGATGCGGACAATCTCTGAAAGAAAGGTATCCTGAGCACCGTCCGTATTATCCCGGAGAGCGGCAAAGATACTGTTCGTTCCATCGTTGGATATCGTTAGCAGCCATTTGATATGCGGCCATCGGTTGATGTAAGTCAGCATATTGGAAATGGCCACGCCGCTTTCCGTGATGACACCGGTGCGTGATACCTTAAAAGAAAAGAGACCTACCTGCGAGAGGCGGTCTCCATATGTGGCAAGCGCCTGATACATTCTGGAATTGCCCATGAATGTCCAGACCATGCACTTTCTGCCTTTCAAATAATCATAGCTCAAAGAGCATCACCTCCGTCCTGCATTTCCTGAAATTCCACATAGATTCGAGCCGACTTTTTATCTTCGACCGTGATCGGGTGCTTGCTGTCACCGGCAGCGGAGTATTGGAAAAAGCCGTCCTTGTTGGTCGCCGATCCGTTTTTCAGGCACTCCCTCGTCGAAGCGAAAAGGTCAAACTCATCACCGGCAGCTGCTACAGATTTGAAGGTTGCCTTATGAGCACCTTCACCCAGCGCAAGCGATATACACCCGGCAGCCATCGCCTGAATCGGATAGACCTTGTAGTCAAGACCGGCAGCAGTGGTACCGAGATTGAAGATGACGCAGGTAGCAGCGGAGCGGACGATACCGTTATAAAACCTCTTGCCAGATATCGCATCATCGCCGTCGTATTTTTCCAGAAGTGTCTCGGTGTTGATGACAAAGCCTGTTAGCTTATCTCCTTCCTGCAGCATGAGGTCGGTAAACCAGACGGTGCCGGTGCAGTCAATAACGGTGGGCTTTACTAAGATGTTTACGACGCGCTTATCCTGCTTCTTTGTAATTGTCTCTGTAAAGCGTGTAAATTCCGGCATTTATCCGTCCTCCGTCCATTGAATTTCTGATACATGACCTACCCAGCCGGTTGCGATGGAGCCGCCCTGCAGGAGCATATCTGTGATATAGACAGTGCCGGTGCAGTCGGTCACGCATACCCGGATGGTGATCTTCGTTACGCGACCATACTGAGGAGAGACGTCCTGCGCTACGTGTGTAAATGAAGCCATAACAATCCCTCCCTCAGATCAAGTCAATAAATCGTGTTTCCGTTGTGCCGTCCTCGTATTCGAAGGTCACCTCAATGCCCACTTGACCGCTGCTGCCTTTTACAAGATTCTCGGAAGCAATCTGCGCCGAGAAGGTATAGCACTGCCGGTTGGCGGGCGTTATGGTCTGCGATAGGCTCTTTGTGGTATTCAGAGCGCCTTCGCATTTGAAGGAGGCCATGCCGGATACGCCATTGTCTGCATCCACGCTGAAACCGGAATTCTGCCAGTAGGTCAGGCCGGAGTCTGCTCTGGAATTGCGCAGGTGGTTAAAAGGCACCAGATCCTTCATTTCCTGACTGTCGATGAGGTCGGTTGACTCCAGCGTATCGGCTGCACTGTCCCAGCGTGAGGAGGAATCACCCAGCTCCCGGAGGGTGGTAGAAAGCTCCAGCACGGTGTTCCAAGGCTCCTGCAGGTTGTATTCCCTGCGAACAATTCTGGTCTTTACGGACAGGTTCAGGTCGTCATCCTTCACCATAACCGTATCGCCAAGCTCCCAAGTTTCATGCTCGTAGCCGGTCAGCACTGACAGATCTACGGCCTTTAGCACATAGGAGATACGCGGAGAGGCGTAGTCCGCCAGACGCATATTGGCATACTCCAGCATCTGATACGGATTGGTGAAGTTCGAGCAGTCCAGCGTAGCTATTCGTATCTCGGAGGTATAGGTTGTGTCCTGCACATACTCGTTGCCACCATTGATTGAAGCAAAGGTCATGCCGTCCTTGCCGTAGGCATAAAGCCTTGTAATCAGGCTGGTCGTATCAATAACACGCTGGATGGATTTCATATTTTTCTTGTAGCAGAACAGCACGCCGGAATCCTCACCGGAGAAGGTCAGGAGCTTCACGATCCTGTTTGCGTTATCAAAAATCAGGTCGCCGCCGTGAATGTTCTGCACTGCCCGCAGGATCGCCAGCGCGTTTTTCTCAGAACAAGTCCAAGTACGCTTTGTGGAGACATTAACCGTGCCCACATCCCAGTCGGTGCCCTGCAGGGCATAAGCCATCGGAACATCAGCCGTGTCCGCGTTAAAGGTAATCTCATCCTTTTTCACAGAGTAGGCAAGATCATAGAATGCCGCTTCCGCATAGACTGTGGTGATGGCCTTGCCGCTTTCTTCCTTATCATCCGTAATTGTGCGGATACGATAGGTGTCGCTGACAATACGCACGGTCTTTTCGTTATCGATATAGGCGCGTTTGCTGTCCTGAAACGGCAGCTTAAATTCCAGCTCATCCACGCCGTTGATCTCACTGGTCACGATGATGTCATAGGCGTTATCCAACACAGCTTCCACATTCCCGTCTGAGTCCAGAATGACCGGTCTTGCATAGCCAAGTTTGGTATAGAGAGGCTTTGGATTATCGTACAGACTGATAGATGTCAGCGTAGGAGTCCTTGCTGTATTTGTGGTAGAAAGCGTGACGCGGTACTTGATGTATTTCCTTGCAGGAGATTCCAGCTCGCCATTTGCACCGACAGCCTGCCACTCTGTCCAAGTGGAGAGGTCATCTGAGGTGGCTGTTTCCACAAGCGAGATAGAGGTCTCTCCCGGAGAGTAATCTGCCTTAACAGAAACTCTGCCGTTACCAGTCACGCCACAGTCCCTTGCTGCAGTAATGAGCTGTCCGCTTGACGGATAGACAGAGTCTGTAGCTCGAAGCGTAACGACATCCGGTGTCGTCAGAGCGTCCACATCACCGGTCAGATCTGCACCGTTTGCGGAGAGCGATTCCAGAAAATATTCTGCAAGGTCATCGGCGGTTAGATCAGAATCGCAGTCGAGGAACCAATCATCAAAGCCGCCTGCGTACCAGTAGGAGTCTGCGTGCATTCCCCAGATGAGGTCAGCCACGCAGCTACGGTTCAGCTCTCCGGTAAAGGTCAGCACACTTGACTGCCAAATCGTGCCGGAGCTCTTATCGCCAAGGATGTATTGCGCTGTCTTGGCATTTGGCTTAATCACGCATGCGATAAAATACCAGTAGCCGTTTAGCAAAGAGAATGATGGCGTTACAGACGTATCGAGGATCAGAGAACCGGAGGAGTTATACAGCATAATCCTCGGTTTTCCTCTGATCAGCGACAGATAGAAAATCGGCTGCCCGGAACCGTAGCGGGTATTCAAGATCGGAGTATAGGTGTTGCCGACTGAATATGTCGTGGGCTTCATCCAGCCGCCGACCACGATGGTTTCACCGAGGCTTGAAAAGATGCTGCCGTCGTTTTCTACCTTCAGGTAGGTTTTCTCCGATGAAGGATTATTGATGTTCATCTGAAAATAGCGACCGAAATTGCCTGTTTTCATATCTGCGGTTGTTCCGCTCCAGTTATGAATATATGCCTTGCGATCCTTCCCGGAGGAATCCGCCAGATAATCATCTGCATCCGGTTCGGACTCGTTAAAACGCCAGAGACCGTCGGGAGCCCATGCAGCCGGGAACTCGCCGGTGAAGGCATCTTGGGTATTCAATATATTTTTAAGAGCCATGCAATATCACCTCCAGCGGCTTCTGGCTTGAATGTTCAGTTCCGTAAATGTTGTACTCGTACCGACCACAGCAATCACGATGGTATTATCTCCCGTATTTAAGACCGGGAAATTCAGCTCCGACAAAAGCGGGAGACCGTTTCGGAGGGTT